CGCGGGCTCATTCAAACCGTGCCCGAATTTATGACCTGATGGTCCCGTTTTCCCGATGACAACCCCCGCAAATCTGCAGACCATCGAAGGCGACGAACTGGTCGCCCTCGCGACCCGCATTAGCGACTGGCAGGAGCAACGGAAGTATTCCGACAACGAGCTCCTGCGCCGCTGCCCAGGCCTTGGTTCCACCAAGACCTTCACCCGCATCGTCAAGGGCGACCTGGCCGAGCTCGATCTCGACCGCTGGCTCTCCGAATACCGCGCCGTCTGGGCGCTGATCGAGAGCCTCTCCGGCCGGGAGCAGAACGAAGAGGAGCTCTACGACGACATTTCCACCGTCGTGCATCTGCGGCGCTCGCTCGTCGAGATCCTCGAGTGCCGCTCAATCCGGCGCGTGATCCTCCTGGAGAGTGATTCCGGCCTCGGCAAGAGCTCCGCCCTCACGCTTCTCCAGCGGAAGTACGGTCAGCGGATCCTCATCGTCGAGGCGACCGAGGTCTGGGCCGACAATCCGAACGCCTTTCTGGGCTCCGTCCTGGACTCGCTCGGCGTCAAGGAGCAGGCGATGTCGCGCGAAGGCCGGCTCCGCCAGGTCACCGGCAAACTGCGCCAGAACCGCACCGCCCTCGCGATCGACGAGGCCCATCACCTTGGGCCGCACTGCCTCAACACCTGCAAGACGCTCATTAACCAGACGCCCTGCGAGGTCATCCTCCTCGCGCTACCGACCCTCTGGCGCCGCCTCGAGCGCGCGGCCTATGAGGAGGTCAAGCAGCTCCTCGGCAACCGCCTGGCCGAGCGGATCAAGGTGGGCGAACTGCGTGAGGGCGACGTGAAGAAGCTCCTCCTCCGCAGGGTCAAGGTCGAGGATGGCCGCAGCGCCCAGGCCATGCTGAAGGAAGCCCGGACCAGGGGAAACCTCTCATTCGTCGCGGCAGTCTGCGAGCGCATCTCCACTCAGGAAATCGACGGGAGTCCCGCCCACGAGGCCGTGCTCGCAGCGATCGAGGCCGAGAAGGCCCGGAGGTGAGTCATGCCTCATAACGTTATCGCCCGCCGCGCCGCCGCCGCCGTGCCGATCGTGCTCTTTGGCGACTACGGCCGCACCGTTGAAGGCTACCGTCCAGCCGACGAGGATCTCGCGTGCGCGCGGCCGCCCAGGCACGCGCACGCCTGGATGCCCGTCGTCGGACCCCATCTCCGCACGGCGCGCAGCCAGTGCGTCCGCAACGCGACCGGGATCGTGGGGATTTCGATCTCCCGCCGGGCCCGCGACGGCAAGCATCTGCTCTATGTCCAGCTCGGCTCAACCAGCCGGCATTTCTGCATAGAGACTCTCGGCTCCAGCGAGGCCTGGCGCCGGGCGATCGCGCTTCGCCGTGCGCACCTGGAGAAACTCGCCCTGGCCAACGCCGCGATCATCGCGGCCCGAATCCGCAATGGAGGTGCGCCGTGATCATCGACGCCATTGGGGCTTTTTTCGTCGCTGCGTTTGCAGCGCTTCTCCGGGCGGTCCGCCGCGCCACCCCTGGATGCGAGGAGTGCCTTTCCTATCGCTCCTGTCGGAACTGTCCAATCCAAGCAACGCCACGCTGTCCGATTATCCACGGAGGTGCGTCATGAGCGCCCCGATGACCATCCGCTACGCCGCGACTGAGCCGTCGCGCGCCCAAATGCACGAGTTTGTCGAGGCGATCCGCACGGCCGGCTTCAAGATCATCGACGATTCCGGCCTGCTGCCCGAAGAGCTCACGCCGAACCAGATCTCCGCCCTGATCGATCGGCAATTCGGCATCGACCGCGAACAGCTCAATGCCGAGCGCGCCGCCCAACTTCAGCCCGGCGCGGAGTGCGCCTGCGATTCATGAGGAGACTGCCCATGCCATCCATTACGCTTTGGTCCTCCTCCCAGGAGCGGCACGCCCGCCTGATCCGCCTTCTCCTGGTCGCCGCCGTGGCCTTCTGGGCCGGCGTCACCGTCACCGCCTGGCTCCTGGTCCTCATCCTCCGATGAAGTACATCATCTTCGAGTCCCCAGAAGGCCCGCGCGTTTCGATCTTCGGAGCGCCAACGACGCACGCCGACGAGGCTGCGGCCCATCCATCTTGGAAGCCGCTCTCTGCCGGTTTCATCGAATTTCTGGGGGAGGGCAACGTCCGTTGCTTTGGCTTCAGTGAATCCCTGCGGATCGGCTGTAGCCTCCATGACGCGTCGCTCCTCGAGGTCATCATGGAAGCGACCCTCAACCTCTGCGTTACGCTTCCAGCGTCCGTCTGACCATGCCATTCCGCGGCCTCCAATATCATCGCTGGGGCGAGGCGAAAGCCATCATGGCCCGGCTGACCCCCGAGAGCGGCGTGCTTACCGCTGGCTTCGAACGCGCGGAGGTTCTCCGCCACGCCGGGAAACGAAACGGCCTGGCAATCACCCGCCGGCGGCTGCCGTGCGGCCTCCATCTCCTCACCCGCATCCCCTGATTTTCACCATGAATCATCCGACCAACCTCTCGCCGATCGAACTGATCGATTACCTCGCTCACCAGTATGCCAACAACCGCGAACTGCTCGCCGAACGCGTCGCCAAGTTCGAGGCCGAGGTGACGGCCGTGCGCACCCGCCTGCTTCCTGGCATCAAGACGGCCGCCGCGGCTGCCGCCAACGTCCAGGGCGATCTCTCCGCGGAGATCACTCGTCATCCGGAGCTTTTCGAAAAGCCGCGCACCATGACCCTCCGAGGCATCAAACTCGGCTACCAGAAGGGGAAGGGCAAGATCACCTGGGACGATGATGCCAAGGTCATCGCCGCCATCCGCCGCACCTTCGCGCAGGATACTGCTGACAAACTCATCGCGATCGTCGAGCGGCCGGTCAAAGACGCGCTCGCCAATCTTCCCGCTCACGAACTGCGGCGCCTGGGCGTACAGGTCGAGGAGGCCGGCGACCACGTTTACATCAAGGCGTCCGACTCCGAGGTCGATAAACTCGTCGCCCGGATCCTCGAGGAAGGCGCCGTCGACGACGCCGAAACCGTTGCCGCAAAGTAATCCCATGATCCGTCTTCTCTTCATCCTCTGCGTTCTCTGCGCCTCCGGTGTTCGAACCTCGGCGGCCGATCTGGACGTCGGCCGCATGGCCGATGCTCTTGGGATGAAGGAGACCGGTCTGCAATGGGACGGACAGCCCGGTCCTGCCGGAGAACTCAGCGCCTACCAGATCACCGCGGGCGTCTGGAGTCAGCATATGCGACCGTTGCACTTCAGCCAGGCCCGCAACCCCGAGCTGGCCCGCCTTTGCGCGGTCCGGCATCTGCGTTGGCTCATCCAGCAGATCGGCGCCCGCGGATTGTCCATCACGCCCCAGCGCGTAGCCACGGCCTGGCATTACGGCCTATCCAGGGCCCGCGGACGCACCCAATGGGGCCTCGAGGTGGCCAATCTCTACAACGATCTCCCGTGAATCAATTTCCTCAGTTCAACCCATAATCCGATGAAATCCAAAACGACCCCGAAAGAAATTCACAGTCCGGAAGTCCAGGCGTTGCTTGCCCGTCATGCGGCGGCTTGCGATATGAAGATGCCGATCGATCGCACCCGCATCGAAGATCGGCTACAGGCCTGGGTCGCCGGCATTTCCAAGCAGAAATTGAAGCTTCGCTTCCTGAACCGAGCCGAGGAACTCGGCTCGGTCGGCGTAGCCGCCAGGGACGCCAGGGCCGCCTGGGACGCCAGGGACGCCAGGGCCGCCAGGGCCGCCAGGGACGCCAGGGACGCCTGGGACGCCAGGGACGCCTGGGACGCCTGGGCCGCCAGGGCCGCCTGGGACGCCAGGGACGCCAGGGCCGCCTGGGCCGCCAGGGACGCCTGGGCCGCCTGGGACGCCTGGGCCGCCTGGGACGCCAGGGACGCCAGGGACGCCTGGGCCGCCTGGGACGCCTGGGACGCCTGGCTATACGATTGGGATTGCAGCTGGCTCTCCATAATTCCGATCGGCGCGCTATCGCGCGCCGATAACGAGACCTCGGATCTCTGGATGCCCATCCTCGAAGCTTTCGAGGCTGGCGCCTGGCTCTACTGGATCACCAAAGACGAGTTAGTTGTGGCCGAGCGGCCGCAGGCGATACTCGTGGATGACAAACGGCAGCTCCATTGCAGCGACGGTCCGGCGTTCGTTTGGCTGGATGTCCGCGAGTTCTACATCAACGGCGTGCGGCAGGAGCAGCCCCCGAAATGACAGGAGACATCGATCTGTTTGGCATCCGAGTTCCGCCGGCGGTCGCGTATCGCAAGGACGGCCGCCTGCGGAAAAATGGATACGCAGCGCGGCCGGGCACCGGGCCGAAGGGCCAACGCTGCTATTCCTGCCAGCATTGCCAGCGAGTCCAGCACGACGGTATCCGGTCGCACAAATGCGAGCTGATCGCCGCGCGGTGGACCTACGAGGCCGACACCGACATCAAGCACAATGCGCCGGCCTGCAGTGATTGGCAGCGGAAGCAATATCCAAAGGCCGCATGACTCCTCTCTCCATAGAACAGAAGCGCACCATCGCGGTGCTCGCCCGCAAGGCCTATGACGCCTGGCCGGAGCGCGAGGGATTCGAGCTCATCAACAGCGAGCTTTCGAAGACGGCCTGCTTCGAGTCCTGGCGTCACGTCGAGCAGGGCAAGGCCTGCGGCGTGCAGAGCCTGCGCGCGTGCACCCAGGCGCACTATGGCCGAATCCTGGCACACTTTCAGACGCTCGCCGGCAACGCGGCCGGAGCAACGCAGACGCTCGCCCGCGATGCCGACAACGACCGCCGCATCGCCCGCTTCAAGCTCGACCAGGCCCTGCGCGAGCGCGGGCTGCGTCCGGATTACGCGTCATCAATTTGCCGTCGGCAGTACCGCACCGATCTCGACAGCGCCAATGCAAAGCAGCTCTGGCGCCTGGTCTTCACTGTCCGCAACCGCCGTAGGCCAGCCGCGACGGCCCTGCCACAGGATCCATTCTGAGCCATGAAGCCGATCGATTTTCGCATGGCCACCTTCGACGATCTCCAGCTGCGGATCGCCGGCGGCCGCGCAGAGGTCCTGGCCGCCTGGCGCAAGCATGGCACCTGCACGACGCAGGAGCTCGCCGAGCTGAGCGGAATCTCCATTCTCACACTGCGCCCTCGCACGACGGAGCTTTTCCAGCTGGGCTTCGTTTGCCTTGCCGATCACCAGCCGGCGAAGGGCGAAGGCATCTACCGGGCGCGGACTGATGCCGAGATCATCGCCTGGTGCAGTGAGCGACGGGAATTTGCCCGGGAGCGCCAGGCCGAGTTCGCCCTGCCATGAATCTCGCCGCTACCCAACGTCTGGCCTCGAAGATCCGCGACGAACTCGCTCCGTTCTGCGAGCAGATCGAGATCGCCGGCTCCATCCGTCGGCAGCGTCCGGAGGTCGCCGACATCGATCTCGTCTGTCTCCCCAGGGGCGCGGCCGGCCTGCACGATCTAATCGATCGTTGCCAGCGACGGGCCCGCTGCACGAAGGCCGGAGAACAATACCGCCTTTTCGAACTCGAGAACGGTTTACAGCTCGACCTCTGGATCGCGCACACCGGCTCCGAGGATCTCCTCGGCCACAAGACGCCATCCAACTGGGCGACGCTGCTGGTCTGCCGGACTGGTTCGAAGGAGTTCAATATTGCGATCGCCGGGCGCGCCCGCGAGGTGGGGCTCCATTGGAATCCGCACGCGGGCCTGATGAAACTGACCGGCCATGCCTTCATCGACGGCCGCGGGGCCGACGGGCGCCGGACGGGTGGCTGCGTCCCGGTCGGCAGCTATATCCCAACGGACACCGAGGAGGATTTCTTCCGCGCAATCAGCCTTGAATTTGTCCGCCCGGAGGAACGCGAGCAATGAAACTCGCCACTGTCACCACCAGTCCATGGAAGGCCGCGGTCGACCGGTTCTCCGACAAGACGGTTGTCGGTTCGAAACTGCGCTCGGCCGAGTGGTCTGACATGCCGATCGCGCTACGGGAGCGCGCGTTCTTCTCCGCCGGCGTCGACCAGGCTCGAACCCTCTCAGCCATGCGGGAGAAGGTGGTCCAGGGCCTTGATCAGTCGCGGCCTGGTGGCATCGGCATGAACCGCGCCCGCTTCGTCGCCGACATGCGCAACCTCCTTGGAGCCGCGCCCGGCGATTCCGGCAGCCTCACCGACATCACTTCCACGCGCCGGTTGAATCTCATCTGGGATTTCCAGACAGCCGACGCACACGGTTTCGCTTCCCAGAAGGCCGACATGGATCCTGATCGGCTTGACGCCTTCCCGGCCTACCGGCTCCTCCGCGTCGAATCGCGCCGCGTCCCGCGCGACTGGTATGCGCGCTGGGGTGAGGCCGGCGCCAAGGTCGGCTGGGTCGGTGCCAGCAAGACCGAGATGGTCGCGCTCAAAACGAGCCCGATCTGGATTGCACTCTCGCGCTTCGGCAAGCCCTGGCCGCCCTTCGACTATTCCTCCGGCATGGGCCTCGAGGATGTCGACCGCGACGAGGCCGAGGCGCTGGGCCTGCTCGACAAAAACGAGGATCCCGCGGCCCGCCTGCAGAGCCTCGGCGATGCCGCCGCGACCGCCTCGCAGGATTGGAATGACGGCCTGCAGGCGAGCGTGAAGGGAATCGACCAGGAGACCCGCAACTGGCTCAAGGACGCCTTTGGCGACCAGATCTCGATCGACGGCGACACCGTGGCCTGGAGATCCGGAGCCACGACCGAGATCATTCCGCCGGCGCCGATCGCCGTGCCGACTCCGGAACCAGTGGCGCCCCCAATGCCGCTTCCGGACATCGATCGCGTGGCCACCGCCGTGGTGAAGGCGACGAGTCGCGAGGAAGCTCACGCGATCCTCGCGCTGCCGCTCGCCGAGCGCGGATCGCTTGTCCTATCGCCAACAGAATCGGCTCGCTCACAGACTGAAAAAGCCCGCGCGTTCATCGGATCCATTCTGCACAAGGACGCGGCTCCGGCGGCTTCCTGCAAAGTCGTCGTGCATGCGGGCCGGGCCTACTACAGCGAGAATATTTCCACGGCTACCGTGCGCCTCGGCGATGTCGGTTGCACCATTCATGAGCTCGGCCATCACATCGAGTGCTCCGATCCGGAGATCCTGCGCGAGACGAAGGACTTCATCCGAAGCCGGATCCAGCCGGGCGACGTTCCAGAGCGCCTAAGCAAACTCACCGGTTCATCCTATTACGGCCCGTCGGAAGTCGCCTACAAAGACGAGTGGGCGGAGCGAGGCGGAAGTCCCTACGCCGGCAAGGTCTATCGCGGCGGCCTCGATGAGGCAAACGCCACCGAGGTTTTGACCATGGGACTTGAACGTCTCTATGATGATCCGGCCGCATTCGCGCGCCAGGATCCCGACTACTTCAAATTCATCCTGCGCGTCCTGCGCCCCACACCATGACCCATGGAACAGCCTGCGTGATTTTTGAGTTGGGCGGCCAACGCTACGAATACGATGGATCCCTTCCCAGCGAAGTGATCAGTCGTGCAGCGCAGCTGTTCGACGATAAGGGATTCTGGAAAGGAGGCTATCCGGACTCCTTGGATGCGGAAGCCAAGGAGGATCGCGATGAGCTGCCCACGGCGCTCTGGGAGATCCGGCAGGTCGGCGGAACGGTCATCGAAATCCAGGGCGCGCGCCCGACCGGGGCGATCCTCTGGGAAGATTGGAAGAACCCGGTGGTCTACTAACTCATGGCCATCGTCCCCACGCTCACGATCGAGGATCTCGCTACTCCGAGGGTCAAATCGATCCTGGCGGCGCTCTCGCCGGCGCAGCGCAAGGGCATGATGCAGCGCCTCGGCAAGGAGCTCGAGCGGCAGCTCAAGGCGCATTTTCTCATGCGCGAGGGAGAGCCGAACAAGCATGGCTGGCCGCGCCAGCACTTCTGGAGCCGGGAGGTGCGCGACAAGACCGCGCTTCGCGAAGTGACGGCCGAGCGGGCGACGGTCGGCATCAATTCGGCTCCATTTCGATACAAGGTGCGCGGCGGAATCATTCGACCTGGGCCCGGTCGGCGCATGCTCGCAATCCCCATGCGGGCGGCCGCCTACGGAGTTCTCCCACGGGCCAATACGATTCCGGGACTCTTCATGGCGCGCGTCGGGGGAAAACTTTATCTCGCGGCAAAGGACGGCCAGGCCCTGCGCATCTACTGGCGCCTGGTGCCCTCGGTCACGCAGCCTCCGGATCCGCGAGCTCTGCCGCCCATGGAGCAGCTGCGGGCCGCGCTCGAGGCCAGGGCCGACAAGGAGATCAAGCGCATCATCCGCCAATGACCGTCCGATCTGAAAGACTGGTGATGGCGAAGCAGCTAGTCGACCTCTTCGGCGCGCAGGGTGTGGACATCCATTACCGCTACGCCCGCGCGATCATCGCGGAATGTCCGCAGGCGGTCCGCGGTCGCTACATTCTCTTTTCGGACGCCTGGACCTGGTGGTGCCTGCATCCAGGGTTTCTGCCTTTCTCGGAAAAAGCCCAAAAATCCGACATGACTCGCGATCTCTCGCACTCACTCGCACTCGCTCGCGATTAGCGGGCTTCATTTTCCGAGTGGGGCGGCGCAGAAATTTGGCACGATGCCGCGAGTTCTGCGCGCTGGCGCATTCCTCCTTATCCTGCTGATCGTCGGATGCTCCCTTATTCCGAGCGGTTGGCGCATCGGGGGATCCCCGCTCGAGAAGGTCGAGAAGAAGGAGGCGATCAAAAGCGAGGCGCGCGAGCAGGTCCTGAAGGGCGCCCAGGAGGCGACCCACAAATCGAATCTCGCCCTTGCGCAGGCGAAGACCACCGACCGGCCGGTCGTCGTCGCTACCGAGTTCGGCCTCCAGGCCCAGGATCTATTGGACCAGGCGCTCGGATCTCCGGCTGCCGGCGATACGACGGTCTGGCGTGACCTGGTCGATCGACTCATCAGCGAGAACGCGCAGATCCGTGAGGCCGCGGAAAAGGAGCGCTCGGCCGACCGCGATGAGAACCGCCGCCTCTCCGAGCGCCTGGCCCAGGCCACTGCGGTCGCCCAGCGGGCCAACACCCGCGCGCTGGAATACGCCACGGAATCCGAAGGCCTGGCTGATTTCGCGCGCAAACTGAAGCTCGGTTTCTTTTGCCTGATCGGCCTGATCGCCTTGGGCACCGTGCTTTCGCTGGTCGCTCGATTCGTCCCTTCGCTGAGTCTCGCCAGCAAGGTCATCAATGGGGTCGTGGCTCCGGGCATCACCTTTGTGGCGAGCCGCGCCGAGGAGGGCTTGAAGCGCGTTGGCCAGGGCCTCGCCAGCATGCGCGCGGCCGGGGGCAACGTGGAGGAATTGATCGCGAAGCACCTTAACGGCGTCACTGACGCCGACCACCAGGCCATCATCTCCGCGGCGGCGACGGCTGCCGGCAACGGTCCGCCCCCCAGCTCGCCATGACCCCGTCCCTCGCCATTCAAATGATTGGTTCTCCCTTCGATTCCGAACTCCAGGTTAGCGACATCGGCCTCCTGGTCATCGTGATCCTCTTTCTGATGCGGTTCTATCAGCGGGTCGACAAATTCGAGGACGTGGTGGCGAAGCGCCTGGACGCGAAAATCCAGGCGGCCGCGGCGCCGAAGATGGTGGAGCTGCTGCCCAATCCTCTCACCGTCAAACCTCACGTGGATTTTACGCCGCTGCAGGTCCACGAGGCGATGCACGGGGGGCTCCGCGCGGAAGTCGCCGAAATTCGGACGCGCATCGACGCCAATTTCAAGGAACTGCGGGATGAGCGGTCGAGATCCACCGGAAACCTCCACGAGAGAATCGAATCGATGGACGGCCGGGCGGCGGAGCGCACCGAAGAATTGAGGAAGGAAATCAAAGAGGACATCCGCGGCGTGCACAATCGAATGAACGATATTCTCAGCGCCGTCAGCAACCTGCAGGGCCGGATCATCTGATGAGAACCTCCCGCCAGCATCGCATCGATCGCGCCATTGCCCGCACGCTCCACAACTGCGGGGAATTTGTGCTCCCCCAGGAGACCCTGATCGACGAGGTCGGCCTGCTCATCGCCGCCCCTCGCGTCACGCGCTCCGAGGTCGAGGAGTCGATCCTCCATATGGAATCCAAGCAGCGGATCCTTGGCGTCGTTGGAGAATCGGCCACGCAATGGAAGCTCACGGCAATCGGCCAGGCCTGGTGGATGGAAAACTTGTGAAGCTGCGCAAGGACAGTTTTGCCTCCCGGCTCACGCCGGCCCAGCGCGACGAGCTCTTCACGGCGCTCGCCGGCGGCAAAGGCCTGGTCGAGGCCGCCGCCATGGTCCATGATTGGACTAAATCCGAATGGTCCGGCCGGCCGCCGAGCGGACAGGCGATCTCGGCCTGGTTCCAAGGTGCGAAGGTCGAGCGGCGGTTCTTGGCCGCGAAGGAATCGGCGCTCGTCGCCCAGGCCAACTGCCCGGCCGACTATGACGAGCAGGCTCGCCGTGCTCTCGGCCAGGCCAAGTTCCTCGCGACCCTCGAGGATCTGTCGCCGATGGACATCGCTTTCCTCGAGAAAAACGAGCTGGCCAAACAAAAGCTCGATCTGGACCGGCAGAAGCTCGCCATGGACGTGCGCATCACCCGGCGCAATCTCGCCCTCGATCGGAATCGGATTCTCCTGGAGCGGGCCCGGGGAGGCGAACGGGGCGAGGGACTGCAAAAGGAAATCGATCTCGCCCTCGATGAGATCAACCGCCTGAAGCGCGGGGAGGATGCGCCATGAGCATCCGCCGCTGGAGACCCTATCAGCTCGAGGCCGATCGCATGCGCGAACAGCTCGGCATCTTCATCCTCCTCTGGCGCCGGCAAAGCGGGAAAACCGAGGAGCTCTCCACCTGGTCACTGGAAGACCTCTTGAAGATCGCCGGCCGAACCGTGATCCTCGCCTCGGCCTCGCTCAATGTCGGCGGAGAAGTCGCGCTCCGCGCGGCCGGCGTCTTCTGGGACGTTCTCGAGCGGATGCGCATGCGCTTCAAGAGGGCCGATTCAATCAAGCGCCTCGAGACCAGCACGGAGAACAAGTTTGACGCGCTCGCGGAGGCGTTCCTGGGCGGGAAATTGCAGGTCTCATTCACGCACCCGGGCGGCAAGATCTCCCGACTAAAGGTCATCGCGCCGAATCCCGCGACGGCCCGCGGCTTCACCGGCTCGGTCTTCCTGGATGAGATTGGCTTCATCCCCGACTTTCGCGCGGTCTGGGACGCGGTCGAGCCCATCACCTCGAGCGATCCGAGTTTCCGCCTGGTCATGTCGACCACCCCGCCGCCGGACAGCGGGCACTATTCGCACGAGCTGCTGGTTCCCCCGGCCGACCTGGGGGAACTCCCGGCGAATGCGATCGGCCATTGGTACCGAGGAGACGGCGGAATCATGGTGCACCGGGTCGACGCCCAGGACGCCGCGCTCGCCGGCGCCAAACTCTATCACCCGGAGAAGCGCACGGAGCTCACGGTCGACCAGCACCGCGCGATCGCGCTCGATAAGGAAGCCTGGGATCGCAACTACGGCCTCCGGTTGGCCGCCACCGGTACGGCCGCCTGTTCGCTCTCGGTCCTGCACTTTGCGCAATCGCGCCCCGAGGCGGCTCGCTGCCTTGCCTTCGAAAACGAACTGCCCGCCAACTGGCGCGAGCTCCTAGGCCTGGGCGATGAACCGGTCGCAATCGGGTACGACATCGCGACGACGGAGAAGGGCTCGAGCAACCCCTCCTCGCTTTCGATCGTCCCGCACATCGGCCGCGATTATCCGGTGCGCCTGGTTTTCCGATGGAAGACGGCCGATCCGGCCAAGGCCCGCGGTTTTCTGCGCGAGATCCTCTCCGGGGTCAAATGCCGGCGTCTCTCGATCGATGCGACCAACGAGCGGTATTTCGCGACCGATGTTCGCCGCGAGTTCTCCCGGCTCGCTCCGATCGAACTCATCATCTCGAGCGAGCGCATCACCTATCAGGGGTCCGAGATCCTGGTGAAGACCTATCTCGGCAACCTGGTCGTCAATGCGCTCGAGGAAGGCCAGCTGGTGCTCCCGTCTGACCGCTGGGTGCGCGAGGACTTCCGCCTGGTGCGGCGCGTCAAGGGCGGATTCGACTCCGACGTCGATGGCAGCGGGAACCACGGCGACAGTTTCGATAGTACCAAACTCGCGCTCCACGGCTGGATGACCCCGCTCGCCGGCGCCTTCACCGCGGAGACCCTGCCGATGGTCCGCATGGGTTCCGCGCGTCCCGGCCTTCCCCTGATCCGCAGGCCCTCGATCTTCCGCGCCGCCTGACCCATGAACACTTCCCGCCAACTCACCCTGCGCGAACGGAGCACGGCAATCTTTGCGGCGGCGCGCCAATTCGGCAAGGCGCTGGTCGGCCAGCCTGGGGCCGCGCTCTCCCGGCCGGTCATTGCCGACTATACGCCAATCCTCTGGGGCGGCCGGCGCATGACCCCCGACCAGGTCCGCTATGTCCTCCAGGCAGCGATCGGCGGCAACATTGAGGAGCAATGGGCGCTCTTCGACCTGATGGAGGACACCTGGCCGCGCCTCACGAAGAACTTGAACGAGGTGCGCCGCGCCTCCGCCCGCACGACCTACACCGTGCAACCCTACAGCGAGCGCGGCGAAAAACCGACGCCCGATGCGATCGATCGCGCCGACATGGTCGAGGACGCAATCAAGAATTGGCGCCCGAAGCCTGGCACGCTCGAACTCAGTTTCGAGGACGCCCTCTACAACGCCCTGGACGCTTTCGGCAAGGGTCTCTCCGTCCTCGAGGTCACCTGGCAGCGCAACGAGGAGGGCCTCCTGCCGCGCTGCGCGCATCTCCTGCACCCCTGCCGCTACGGATGGAACGCCGACGGCAACGAGCTCGGCCTGGTGAACGCCGGCGAGGCACCCTGGCAGGAATTTCCTCCGGGGCAATTCTGGGTAGGCACCTGGCAGGCCCGCTCCGGTGCCCCCGGCCAGACCGCGCTCCTGCGCTGCCTGGCGCCCTACTGGGCCGGCATCACCTTCGGCTGGGAATGGCTCCTTTCTAACGCGCAGATCTTCGGGGTCCCGATTCGCTGGGGCACTTATGACTCCAGCCGCCCGGAGCTGCGCGACCAACTTGCCGCGATGCTCGAGAATCTCGGCCACGCCGGCTGGGCGGCGTTCCCGAGCGGCACGACCCTCGACCTCAAGGAGGCCGTCACCCGCGCCACCGACAACCCGCAGGTGATTGTCCAGAACATGGCCGACAAGGCCTGCGACCTGCTGATTCTGGGCCAGGAGGCCTCGAGCGAGAGCAAGACGGCCGGCCTGGGAAGCGGAGCGAGCGAACTGCATGGCGCCGTGCGCGACGATCGCCTGCAGGATGCCGCGCAATGGTGCGCCGACCTGCTCAACTACCAGCTCGTGCCGGCCGTTCTGCGGTGGAATTGGGGCGACGAGACCGATCCTCCGACAATCGTCCCCGACATCGCGAGCGAGCCCGATCCTAAATCCAAGGCCGACCGGGACCAGATCCTTTCCGGCCTGGCGCCTCTGCCCAAAAAGTGGTTTTACGATCGGCACGCGATTCCGATGCCGGAAGATGGCGAGGCCACCGTCGGCGGGCCAGCCGCGGCCCCGGCAAACGACCCCAATTTCCCGCCAAACGGCGGGCCTTCATCGGGCTCGGCTCCGGGGGGCGCGGGTAAAACCGCCCTCCCGGGGTCAGAGGCCTCAAATTCCCCCCAGGATCGTTTAGGGGGTACCAACACCGCGGGGAAGGGCCCGAGGGGCCATAGCGTCAATCCGCCGCGTTCCGCCGTACCTCCTAGCGACGCGTTAAAAGCCAAAAACGCGGCCGGGGTGATCGGGCCGCCGGCGCTGCCCGGCGACTACCAAATGCCCGGGGCCACCCGGCAGATCCTGGAAATGGCCCTGGCGAAGGATTTCGCGCCTCTGCGCAAGGCGGCCGAGCCGCTCCTGGCGGCCATCGAGGCCGGCAACCTGGACGTCGTCGGCGAACTTGAGGCCTTCATTGCCCGCCTGGATTCCCTCGCCCCGCAGATGATCGGTGCCTCCGAGCTGGCCGACGCTCTCGAAGCCGGGCTCGCCCAGGCCGCGATCTCCGGGGCGGCCGCCAGCTACGCCAAGATTTCCCCCGCCAAACCATGAGAAAACACCTCCTGATCCTCGCCTCCTCCTCCGACGACCTGGTCGCCCTGGCCGCTTCCCGGCCGGTGGCCGTTCCGGAAGCCGACAAACCGTTGCCCTCGGAAATCGTCTGGATGCCGAAGGGCGAGCATGATCTCAACGCCTACACCTCCGGCGGGAAGGCAGTCCAGGCCAGGGTGCTTTGCGACCAGGCGGGCGCGCAGGCGATCCAGGCATCGTTCGCCGAGATCATCGCGGCCGGTCGCCGGGTCTACCTCGACAAGGATCACCTGGATGGCGAAGCCACCGCCTGGGTGACCGGCTTCAGCTGGGATCCTGCGCAGGGGATCATGGCCAGGGTCGAATGGACCTCGCTCGGCGAGCAGCTGCTCCGCGGCAAGGTCTATTACTCATTCTCCCCGGTTTTCTTCACCAACAAGAAGACCAACCGCGTCTCGAAACTGCTCTTCGGCCATGCCGCCGGCAGCCTCGTCAACGCCCCAGCTTTCGGCGCCGCAATGCCGGCGCTTATCGCCGCCCGATTGGCCGGCGCCGAATCAACCAATCCCGCGTCCGGCGGATCCCCGGATAACAACCAACAGAAACGCACCATGAAAGATCTGCTCATCAAGATCCTGGCCGCGCTGGCGGTATCCGTTCCCGCCGACGCGACCGAAGAACAGCTGGTGGTCCTCGCGACCGCCAACATCGACAAACTCCCCGCGGCCGGCGCCGAGGGCGAGGACCTCAAGGACCAGCTCGAGGAACTGCAGGCCCTCAAGGCCAAGGACTCCGAGCGGCGCAAGGCCGATGCCAAGACCGCCGTTGAAGCGGCCGTCGCTCGCGGGGCCCTGCCGCCCAAGGACGAGGCCATCCAGGCCAAGTGGCGCGGCATGATCGAGGCCGACCCGAAGCACGCCGAACTCCTGGCCGCGATCCCCGACAATCCGGCCCTCAAGCGGGTGACCGAGCCCGGATCGGTCATCCAGGCGAAGGACGGCGCAGTCGAGATCCTCCGCGCCTATGCGGCGAAGAAGGATTACCTCGAGCGCTCGGCGATCTATGCCAAGGACATCTCGCCGCTCTTCAAGCCCGGCTTCAACCTGGGCCCGATCCTCGCGGTCAATTCGCTGGGCAGCCTCGCCGGCGATCTGGTCACCCAGCGCTCGCTCACGCTCCTCAAGCGCGAGTTCCCGGCGCTCTTCGCCATCTCGACCGATTTCTCGGACGTCGCGGCGAAGTTTGGGCAGCAGGTCATCGCCCACTTGGTCACGATCCCCACGGTTACCCCCTACAGCGCCGACACCGGCTACGCGGACAGCGGAGCCGCGGTGACCGACGTGCCGGTCGTCATCAACGCCCACAATGCCGTACAGATCGCCTTCGGAGTGAACGAACTGGCCGCGACGAACCGCGACCTCTTCGGCGAACAGGCTGAGGGCGCTCACAACGCGATCGGGGCCGACCTGGTCGACGCGCTCCTGGCCGTCATCACCGCCGGCAACTTCAGCGCCTCCACTCTCACGACCGTCGTGGCGCTGCAGGCCTTCGCCCGCAGTTCGCTGACCGGCATCGCGAAGAAACTCACGAACCGCAAGGTTCCGAAATCGGGCCGGTTCGTCATGCTCAACACCGATTATTACGAGAAGATCGGGCAGGACACCTCGATCGTGTCGCTCGCCACGGTGCAGCAGGCGAACATCATCACCGAGGGCCAGCTGCCCCGCATCGCGAAATTCCAGCCTTTCGAGGTGCAGGAGTTCCCGACGACCGGCAACCTGGTCGGCTTTGCCGGCGCGGCCGACGCGCTCGCGCTGTCGACGCGCGTGCCCAACGACTACACCGCCGCCATGCCGGACGTCCCGAGCAACGGCGTCGTGCAGCTCGTCAAGAACCCGGACACCGGCATCACCGTGATGCTGGTCCGGTTCGTCGACCACCAGATGGGCAAGAGCTACTGGCGGATCGCCTACATGCGCGGCGCCGCCAAGGGCCAGGTGGCCAGCGGCGAACGCATCATCTCCGCCTCCCCGAGCTCCTGAGCGAGCCCGAAGCGGATTCTCCTCGAGGCGCCCGGCCCCTGCGGGCGCCTCCATGCAGAACCTGCCAGCAATTTCCATCGGTGAACTCCTACTCGGTCATCATCCCATCAGCCAAAGCCGACAACGTCGGCCGGTGCATCGCGGCCATCCGCGAGCATCAGCCAGACGTGCACATTATCGTCGTCGCCGACGGAATCCCCGCGGCCGAGCGGGCGCCGATCGAGGGAGTGCTCTGGGTCGAGGGCGTGCAGCCGTTCTGCTTCGCGCGCAACGTCAATCTGGGGATCGCGGCCGCCGGCCAGGATGACGTGATCCTCTGCAACGACGACGCGATCCTGGCCACTGCCGGGGGCTTCAATCTTCTCCGGGAGGCAAGCAGCCACTTCGCCGTGGTGAGCGCCACGATCCGCGGGTGCTGCTGCAATAGTCGCCAGCAGCTGACGACGGAGGATAACCACGCCGAGCCGACCATGCTCGCCTTCGTCTGCGCCTATATCCCGCGATCGACGATCGAGGCGATCGGACTCCTCGATGAGCGCTACGAGAATGGCAATTGGGATGACAACGATTACTGCCGCCGCGTGACCGAAGCGGGGCTCTCGCTGGGCATCTGCGGAGCCTGCGCGATGATCCATGAGGGCACGCATACCACGTTCGCCAAGCTCCCAAACTACCGGCAGATCCTCGATGACAACCAGCGGCGCTATGAGGAGAAATACAAGCTGACGCGCACGCTCCTTTCGATCTGCGTCTGCTCGATCTTCACGCGCAAAGCCTTCCTCGATCGCCTGCTGGCCGTTCTCTCTCCCCAGCTCTCCCAGCGCGTGGAACTGCTGATCGCGATCGATGCCGGCCAAGTCCCGATCGGGCAAAAGCGCCAGCGGCTCCTCGACCAGGCGCGCGGGGATTTTGTCGTCTTCATCGACGACGACGATCTGGTCTCGCCCGACTACGTGCGCCTGATCCTCCGGGCGATCTACGGCAATCCATCGGCCGACGCCATCACCTACCTTTCGAAGAGGTACCAGGACGGGGTCTATGAGGCCGATTGTGTCTACTCCCTGCGCAATCCGAGCAACGAGGGATTTGTCACGATCGATGGCTTCAAGACCTACACCCGGTGGCCCTATCACGTGACGCCGATCCGCCGGGAGATCGCGATCGAGGTGGGCTTCCGGAAGTTGAATTTCCTCGAGGACACCGATTTTGCGACGCGGCTGCGGCCGCTCCTGCACACGGAGGCGTTCATCAACGAGTTTCTCTATTTCTATTGGTGGCGGACCGCCCGCACCGGCGAGCAGACCAACCGCACGCTCCAGAAAGTCTGACCATGTCCTGGATCCTCCTCACTGAAGCCCATCTCCTGAGCGCCCTGGCGGCGATCGAGCTTTCCTCCCTGCGCACGCTGCAGCTTGCCGAGGACCAGGAGGATCCTTTGCCCGAGGTCCTCTCTCGTGCGACCGGGGAGGTCCAGGGCTATGTCGGCACGCGCTACCAGGTGGGCCAGCCAGGAACCGTGCCAGAGCAGCTGCTCAACTCGGCGATCGCGATCGCGCGCTGGCGCCTGATCGGCCGGCTGCCGGCCAAGGCGCTGGCCACTGAGAACCGCCGGCAGGAATATGAGGACGCCATGGCGCAACTGCGCGACGTGGCCGCGGGCAAGTTCGCCCTGGACGTGGCTGCCGAACCCGCCGCCGAACAACCCCGGCCGATTGCCACCGGCCGCTGGGGCAGTTCCACCAGCATTTTCTCCGGGTCATGAACAATCCCTCCTACAAATTTCTGGTCGCGGTGCTTCTCTATGGCTTCGGCGCCATCGTGATCATCGGCCTCGCGGCCATCGCATGGGGTTTCTGGTCATGAATCTCTCCAGCCTACAATCGCGCCTGGCCATTCTGGTCCAAACCGCCGAGACCCTCGCCGGCCGGCCGGTCATCATTGAGGACAAGGGGAACCTGGTGAGCGAACTCGAGACCGCGCTTTCGACGCAGTCCCTCGCGGTTGTCGTGGCGCCGGCCGGCGGCGAAACCAAGGCGGGGTCGCTCCGCGGCCGCTCGGCCTGGGACACGACCCTCGAGGTGGTCATCCATCGCGGGCAACTCGATACCGACCCGATTCCTTCGACGGTGGCTGTCCTGGACGAACTCGTTCCCCTGATCCACGGCGCCCCGATCGATCCCAACAATCCCGCCCTGGGCGAGTTTGCCTGCCGCCGGCACGAGCTGCGCGAGGGCGGAGACGGCAGCTACTGCCGCGTCCTCACTGTCCTGGTCACCCATCCCTGGTCTCAACCCTCCTCCACATCATGAGTCGCGAAATTATTCCCATCCAATTCGACCGCCTAGCCACCGCCGGGGAAGTCGGCCACGCCGTCCCGCTCACCTCCGAAGACTGTTTCCTCACGAGCGGCATGATCCTCTTCCGGGCTGCCAACGTCGGCGCTGTCACCATCGGCGCCAAGAACACCGGTGGCGTCGCCGAACCGCGGGAGGAAATCCGCGGCCTCATCCTGGACCCCGCCGCGGGTCGCGAGGGCGGCTCCCTCTACAATCTGAAGAACTACTACATGACCGCCGCCACCGAGGGCGATGGCGTGCTCATCATCGGTCACCAGGAGAGCTAGGCCCGGCCTCTTTACCGCAAAATTTTCCCCGCCCCACCATGAAAATGCTCCGATGCAGTTTAGTCCTATGTCTCGCGCTCCTTCCTCCGCTGCTGAAAGCGTCGCTGCCTGGTCCCCAGGAGGCGACGACTTCCGACTACACGGCGGGAATCAAGTACGCCGGGCACTCGCAATACATGTCGCTCTATGGCTGGCTTTCGGGCTGGTACGGATCTGGCGGAACTGGTGCGGCCTGGTATTCAGCTTCGGGAACACCGAGCGACAGCGCTGGCGCGAATGGCGACTACTATTTCCGCACGTCGACCGGCGACGTCTACAAGAAGCTGGCCAACACCTGGGGAACCCCGATCGCGAATCTAAAGGGCCCCACCGGCAGCACCGGAAGCACGGGGGCGGCCGGCAGTAACGGAACCAACGGCACAAACGGAGCGACCTGGACCTCCGGCAGCGGCGTGCCCAGCGACGGCAGCGGCGCCAACGGCGACCACTATTTCCGGACCTCGAACGGTGCTGTTTACCTGAAATCCGGGGGCACCTGGGGAGCGGCGATCGCCAATCTCACCGGCCCCACGGGCAGCACCGGAAGCACGGGGGCGACCGGCGCGGCCGGAAGCAATGGCACCAACGGTACCAATGGGTCGACCTGGACCTCTGGCAGCGGCGTGCCGAGCGATGGCTCCGGCGCCAATGGCGACTTCTATTTCCGCACGACCGGCGATGTCTACAAGAAATCTGCTGGCACCTGGGGCTCGCCGATCCTGACCATGCTGTCCGGCACGAACCAGGAGATCTTCGACAGCCTCACAGTCCACGGCGCCAATGTCGCCTCCGCCACCACGGTGAACCTCGACACGGCGACCGGCTCCTACGTGCATATCACCGGCACGACGACCATCACCGGAATAACGCTCACCGATGGCCGGGTGCGCTATATTGTGTTCGATGGGGTGCTCACGTTCACCCACGGACAATCGCTGATCCTTCCCGCCGGCGGCAGCAACATCACGACGGCAGCCGGCGATCGCGCAGTTCTCCGTGGCGAGGCCGCGGGCGTCGTGCGCTGCGTCAGTTACCAGAGAGCGGATGGGACGGCCTTGGTTGCCCCGACGAACATCAGCGGGAATGCCGCGGGTCTCACACCTTCCACCAGTAATTCTGTGAACGTCGGCACCATCGAGCTCGGGCACGCAAGCGACACGACGATCGCGCGCTCCTCGGCGGGAGTGATTTCTATCGAGGGCGTGACAGTGGACACGATTTCGGGCGGAAACACACTGACGAACAAGCGTATTACGGGGCGGGTCGGCTCAACGACCTCGAGCGCGACGCCGACGATCAACACAGACAACGTTGACGTCTACAAGCTGACCGCGCAGGCGGCGGACATCACGTCGATGACCACCAACCTGAGTGGCACTCCGGTCGACGGGGATCAACTGGAGATTCGCATCACCGGCACCGCAGCGCGGGCGATCACCTGGGGCACAAGTTTCGTCGCCGGCCCGGTGGCGTTGCCCACCACGACAGTCACGACCAAGACCCTTCGTGTCTTCTTTGAGTTCGATAGCGTGGTGACCCATTGGGTTCTTCTCTACAGCGGCAGCGATTCCTGAGTCATGAAACGTTTCCCCGCCTTCTCTCTTGTTTTGTTCGCGTTCATCGCGTTCCTCTGTACTGGGGCTCGGTCGCATCGCTGGATTCCACCGCAGCCGGTGTCGGGGGGCGGTGCCGGCACAGTCAAGGACTCCTACGCGGGAACCTATAATTGGCAGTGGACTTTTGGGGACAGCGGAGGCTACACGGGGGCTTCGGCCAAGTTTACGGCGACCGCAAGTTACACGAGCACGCAGGCGACTATTCGGCTAAAGCGGAATGGAACGGGTGGCCCCGGAAACGTTGAGGTGAGGATCTATGCGGACAATGCGGGCGTGGAGGGAACGCTGCTGGCGACGAGTGGCTCCGTTCCCTGTTCTTCCCTAGACCCATCGGGCGCGGTTCAGGTGTTTCCAAACCTAGTCTACTCATTCACAGCCCCGACGGCTTATCATATTGCCGTATTTTACACCGGCACACCCGACGATGGGTCTAACTGTCCACAGGTAATGTATGACGATAGGATCGGGCACGACTTTCGTGGGTACTACGGGAGTTGGATGACTGCCCTAGATGACGGCTCTTTGAGATTCCAGATTTACGGTAACTGACCATGAAGCGTTTACTCGTTATCTTCCTCCTCGCCTGCACCGTAGAGGCGTCCGACTACACGATTGATTCCTCGCGCCTTCCCTCCGGTGGGACATGGGCGGGTGTTGGCGTGACTGGCGGGATTGACCAATATCGTCCTGGTGGAGTCAATGCCCGCCCGTCCGGGAGCGGCACGACTATCACCATCACGAGTGCAATTCCAGGTTCGGCGCTGATTGCCTCGGGCTCCACCACGACTACCACGGGTTCCATTTCGGCGGGCTCAAACCAGTTGACGGTGGCGTCCCCAACTTCCTTTTCGGCGCACATGGGACTCAACCTGAAGGGAGCGATTGAAACGGTTCGCGGAGTGATTGGAACGGGCGCTACCTCATCCGGCAATCTCACGATCACCATTAACAGCACCCCGTACACCATCTCCGTAGTAGCTGGGGACACTGCCATTCAGGTCAGAGATAAGATCGTTACGGGACTTGCTGCGGCGGGCACAGTCACTGCCGGTAACGAAAACTACAACGACCACCCGGCTTGGTCCTGTGCGACGGTGGCGTATGATGCAAATACTGCCCACTCGACATGGTCTGCTGGGTCTACGGGAGTCGTCTCCAACAGCGGGCACGACAGCTTCACGGTCAGTTACGCGGATTTCATCACGCTGATTTCATCGGTCAATGGATCGGTGCTGACCCTGGCGGATAATGCGATAGCGACGGTTGCCGGCCTCCCCGTGTGGCACGAGGATTCGCAGGCTTTCATCGCGGCCAATAATGGAGCCGTCGCCGGGTCCGTCGTTTACATGCCCAATGGCACATATCGAATCACCACCCTGAATGACGTCCGCCAGTTCAATCCCAAGTCCGACATCACATGGCGCGGGCAGAGCAAGGCGGGCACAATCTGGATACCCACTGGTTGGCCCCCAATCGAAACGACTAACGGGAATTTCGGTAGCCCAATCACAATCACAGGCGGAGCCACAAAGGGCAGCAGGACTCTTTCCTTGGCTGACGCGAGCGGGGTTGCGGTGGGCAAGATGATCCAGATAACGCAGCTCAATCCCGCCTATGTTCGTTACAATGCGAATTACTGGTCGATCGCCTCGTGGGTCGGACACGACATCAATCGGCTCATGTCGATTATGCTGATGGTGACGGCGCGGGATACGGTATCGAATCCCAACACCATCACGATTGATCGCCCCCTGCCGATCAACATGACGGACACGCCGCAGATCACCGTCTGTTCCACCCTCACGTCCAAGGTCGGGTTTGAAGATTTGACGATTGACTGCTCGGGATGCTCACCGGGACTCCGCTTCTTCTACGCCAACGACTGCTGGGTCTATAACGTCTTGTTCAAGACGATGGTGGCGCGGTCCATCTGGTTCTCAGAGGTCACGAATTGCACGGTCAAGCACTGTGACTTTTCCGGCCACTATGTCAGCGGAGACCAGTACGGGGCGAACCACGAGAATCTGGATTTCTACGAGAATTGCTGCTGGAACATTGTAGAGGACTGCTGGTTCTACGATGCGGGGTTTACCCCGTTCATGTGGGGAGACTGGCAGGGCGGGTGTGTTGGGAACGCTTTTGTCTACAACTACCAGGACAGCATGACCCAACTGGCCGATAATGGTTCGGGGCCAATGGCAATCGACATCAACCACGGCGCTTGGAATATGTTCAATCTGGTTGAGGGAAACTATGTCGAGAACATCTCGGCTGATGGCTATTACGCAGGGGACGGTTATTGCACCATTGCCCGCAACCGGGTGACTGGTTGGTTCTCCCACAATTCCACCTATTTGGATCATGCTGCGATTGTGCTCTCACACTGGTCGGTCTATGAGAACGTGGTTGGCAACATTCTTGGGACCAGCGGGCACTCCACCATTTATCAGGCCAGCGGGTACACCGATTTCCAGGCTCCGCATATCTACCGGCTTGGTTACGCCACGAGCGGCAGCCGGGCAGGGGGCGACACTTTTCTGTCCAACCCCGCCAGCTCAAGTGCGGGCGATTCCAACGTGGAAGCAACACTGGTACGCGTAGGCAATTACAACTACGTGAACAACGCGATTCCTGCCGGCGAGACTCTCGGGGGTACGACCGTCCCGAACAGCTACATCTATGCCTCTAAACCAGCGTGGTTCGGCAGCCTGACATGGCCTGCATTCGACCCGGCCAACCCTAGCGCGAATGCCATGACGCAGGTCCCTGCCGGCTATCGCTATATCAATGGGCAAGACCCGCCAGCGGAAGGCGACACGACCCGCCGAGTCGGCTTCCTTGTTATCCATTGATCCCGTGAGTACCGATCAACAGTCGACCCCCCGCCAGCCCTGGCGCTTGGCCTTCTGCGAGCAGGACGGCATGCCGTCATTCGCGCGGGTCTGCACTGCGCTGATGGTCATCTGCGCGCTCTTCTGGGTGACCTACCTGGTGATCCACAACAAGGCGCTGCCCGACCTGGGTGGGGCCGCGCTATTCATCACCGTCCTCTACGGCACCAACAAATTCTCGACCATGCTTGAGAAGAAGGACCCGCCGGCGCCGCCCGCGCCTCCTGTTTGAACCCTCTCTATTTTTCACCCGCAACTCAACCCATAGGATCCCACCATGTCATTGCCCTCCGCTCCCTTCGACACCGCAAAATCCATCTTTGCGGGTCTCGCCATCATTGAACTGACGCCCACCGGCGGCACCAAAGTCGTCTTCGAAAGCCGGCTCCTCACCTCGAAACTCGAGCAGGAAATCAAGGACATCTCCCGACCCGATTCCAAGGGCGTGCTCCGCAAGGTGCGCACCGTGCTGACGAAGCAGCAGGAATCGTTCACCTTCGAGATCGACGAGGCGAAGCGCCTGCTCGACATCTTCGCCAATTCGCTCGCCGGCCGGGTCACCGGGGTCTGCACCCTCTGGCTGCCGGATCCCGACGACCTCACGGGCAAGATCGCCCTCAAGAGCGAGGTCGGGTTCGCCTGCACCATCACCCGCGACGGCGACATGCCCTTCGGCAACTCCGAGTTCGCCAAGGCCACGATCAACCTGGAGAGCAACAAGCAGGGCCCGATCACCTGGACCGCGGACGCCAGCTACTCCTGATCGCCCAGGCCGATCAACCTCCCAGCCAAATCCCGATGAGCACCATCAAACAGAAGACCGCCGTCGTTGAAATCGAGGGCGGTCCCCGCTTCGAACTCCACCGCATGCGGTGGAAGCCCACCAAAGAGTTCCTCCGCAAGCTCGCCGCGGTGGTCACGCAGCTGATCCGCGAGGGGCGCCTGGGACAGCTCTCCGCGGCCGACGGCACCGGGAAACTCTCCTTTCTCGATGCGCTGGCCGCGCAGATTCCGGCGATCATCGAGCAGTCCGAGGAGCTGGTCACGCTCCTCGTGACGCAGAGCACTGACCTCACCCCGGAGAAATTCGACGAGCTGGACGCCCTGGCCGCGAGCGAACTCCTCAGCGCCGCGCTGGAGGTCAACTGCGACCAAGAACTAAAAAACTCCTGGGCCGGCATCGTGGCAAAGGTCGCAGCCCTCTTGCCGGCCCCCACGGTCGCGGCCGAGGCACCGAAGACGAGTTGATGGGGACCCTCTATGTCACCCTGGTCGATGCGGGCTTCGATCCGGCCTACCTCGACCAGTGCACGCTCCTGGATCTCGACCTCTTCACCCGCCACGTCGCCGAGTTCCGAAAAAAACAAGGGCCGAAGCTCTTCTGAGCCGGCCCGGCCGCCATGTCCGACCAGGTAGAAATCACCCTCAGCTTCAAGCCCATCCTCGATGGGCTTCAGCGCTTCGGCACGGCGCTCGAGCAGCGCCTGCAGAAGGTGAGGGATTTCAACAACTCGCTCGCCCAGGGCGCGGCCGCCACCGAAGCATTGCTCAGCCAGGCGGCCACGGTCCTCGGGATCGCGGCCATCAACAAATACATCGCCAAGGCAGCCGAGGAAGAGCGGGCCCAGAAGCAGCTCGCGGCCGCCCTGGCGCAGAGCGGGCAGTATTCGAAAAACTGGCTGCAGGAGCTCAACGACCAGGCGGAGGCACTGCAGCGGGTCACGATGTTCTCGGACGAGGACATAATGGCCGCCCAGCGCACGCTCGCGACCTATGGCGTGCGGGGCGAGAAATTGAAGGAGCTCACAGCGGCCACGCTTGATTTTGCTGCGGCCCAAGGCATGAGCGGCCAAAATGCGGCAGAACTTGTCGCGAAGACGATTGGCACTTCGGTCAACGCGCTCAGCCGCTACATCGGAGAACTGGACAAGAGCAAGCCCAAGGTGGAAGGAGTAATTGAGGCATTCGGGCGTTTTTCGAATCAGGCGAGAGCCGCCGTGGTTTTTCCAGATCTTCACGAAGCCGGGGTTGGCCTTGAACAGATCGAGAAATCGATCGGGCGCATGGCGGAGGGCACATTCGGAACGGCGATCAAATCCTTCGTCGATGGACTGAAGGCGGGTTTTGACATGCTGAAGCAATGGGGCTCAGCGATACAGAAACTCCTCCCGGAATCTGACATTCTCCAACGTACCTTACAGGGCATGGGTTCCAGTCTAGGCTGGCTTATTGCGATTTTTCTGGGGTTGCTCGCTCCCTTGGTCGCTTTGAAGGGCGGAATCGGGGCTTTAACCATGGCATTTGGAGCCAATGGGGGCCTCTACGGAGCTCTATTTCTCGCTGGGTTTGCCCTTGGGAATTGGCTAAACCAGCTAAAACTCGGGGGCGCCACGGTCGGAGATTGGATCGCGACCACGATGGCCATGTTCATGGGTTGGGGCGCGCAGGTCTGGGGAGCGATTCGAAAGGGCTGGGAGAACATCAGCTTCACTTTCAAGGCCTACATTCCCGTCGTGAAGGTGGACGTGCTCGAGTTTCTCTCCTGGCTGGCGGACAAATTCAACAATAAGCTCGGCGAGAAACTCGGATTCAAAATCCCAACCGATGGGCTGAAGGAATCGCTGACCGCGGCGAGAACCGAGGCTGGGAAACTTTACGCCGAGCACGAAAAGAATCTTGCGCAGATAACCAAAGAAACGAAGGAATCGGCCGCCCATTGGGAGGATGTCGCCAGCGACGTTTTGGCGACAGGAATGGGAGCCGGAACGAAGACGGGCCGCGGTTCGGCTGAGCCGAAGAATGTACCAGGAGGAGTGCCCGACGCCATGGCTGCTCAGAAAGAAGAAATGGCTCAGACTTTCCTTTGGCAGACGCAGTTACTGAGCGCTCAATTAGCCGGAAACCAGGCGGAGGTCGATCGGCTGCAGCATCTCATCGACGAGCGAAAACTGACCAAGGAACTGCAGGAACTCGGAGCGGGATTTGGGCCTGCAATAAAGATACGGCTCACTGCTGAGGATCTCCTCCGCGACAAGGAACGGGCCCGGGTAAATGCCGAGATCCAATTCTCGCAGCAGATTGGCGCGCTCGAGATCAAGCGGGCCAACATTGAGGCCAATCGTCTCCTGACCACCGAGGAGAAGCAGCGCGAGGTCAACGCGCTCCTGGTCGAGGAAAACACCCTGATCGACAGGAAACTCGCCAAAGATGAGGCGGCGCTGAAGTCCGGCGTGACTGACCAGGAAAAGACGCGCCTCATGCAGGAGATCGAGCAGCTGCGAAAGCAACTGGCCGACAATACGCGCACCCAGGAGGGCAATCGCCCACTATCGATCGGCGAAGGCCTGGCCGCCGGCGCCAACAGCTTCCTCGATGCGATCGGCAACCGCGCGAAGATTGCAGCCGACGCCGTCACCGGTACGCTGAACTCGGCGCTGCAGGGCACGAGCGATCTCCTCTACAACGTCGCCAGCGGCTCGATGACCTTCGCGCAGGCCTGGGGATCGGCCACGCTGGCGGTTGGCCAGCAATTTCTCCGGATGGCCACCGACATGGTGGCGAAACTGATTTGGAAGGCCACGGTCGAGCGCGGGCTCATCGCATTGACGACCGCCCTCCACATTGGCGGGGAGGCCAGGAAGACAGAGTCCACCGCCACCGGATCCGGCATCCGGCTTGGTCTCATCATCAAAGAGGCCTTGGCGGCCGTCTATCATGGCGCCGTGGCGGCCTTTTCGGCCATGGCCTCAATTCCCTACGTTGGCCCGATTCTCGCGTTTGCCGCAATGGCGGCCGCGCTCGCAGGGGGCATTTCCCTGGTCTCCAAGATCGGCCACGCCGAGGGTGGACTGATATCGGGACCTGGCGGGCCGACCGATGACAGCATCTTCACCCGGCTTTCCAATGGGGAATTTGTCGCGAGGGCGGCCGCCGTCGATCGCTTCGGGCCGGATTTCTTTAATGCGCTCAACGCCGGCGTCCTCGACCTCGCTGCATTGCCCGCCAATGTGGCCGGGCAGATCTCCAGTCCGGATGCGCCTGGCGGATCCTCCGCAGCGGTCGCCGGCGGCGGGTCATCTCCCCAGCAAGTCCACATCGGAGTGACCGCCCTCGATGTCGGATCCTCCTGGCAGCAATGGGCAGAGACGCGGAAGGGCCGCCGCTATATCCTCAACATGATCCGCGGCACCGCCCAGGAGGTTTGACCGATGATCGCGACGGCCTTCTCCGGCATCCCCGTTTTCCTTGTCACCGCGGAACCATCCGGGGACGTCAAACTCACGGTCTCCCGGCTGACCGAACGGCATGCCGGCCGGACGCGCATCGAGGAACGCCGCGCACTTGGAGCGACGCTCCGGTGGAAGATGGAATACGCCACAGTTATTGACGATCCCGCAGCCGCGCAGGCCTTCCGCCTGGCGCTCCTGGCCTATGACAACCGGCCGATCTTGTGTCCATTCTGGCGGGCGGCCGTGCCCTACGGCCAGGCCTCGCTTTTCACAGGCGGCCTCAATTGCACCTGGGAGCCGAATTTCGCCACCTGGGAACTGCACACCGGATCGGCGCCGGCGGGATTCACGCCAACCGCGGCCGCGCAGATCGCGCCAATCTTTTGGGGCCGGTTCGACAAAATGCCGGATCCCGGCCTCATGACGACCGAGGTAATCCAGGATACGATCTCGATCATCGAGACCGGGCCGGCCGCCTACGCGATCG